GCCTTTAAAGCTGGCAACCCGCGTTCCGATCTATGCCGAAGTCGCGTAAAAGTATTTCTGCTGATCGCCAGAACGTAGGAGCCCAATGTGTAAAAGGGTCCTTTGTCAAGGCGCTGACCCGGGCAGCTCATATCCTATCTCGTGAGTTTAGTCTCACTAGGATTCCAGATTTTGGTAAATCTGGGAGCTGTTCGGAAGTCAGGCAGGTGTGGGAGAGATGGGCAGAAGATATCACTCCTGGTGGCAGACGTCGATGGCGGTACCGCATGGCTGTCAAAAGCTGTGCGCGTATCTTCGATAGCGTTTGTCGCCGTTGTGATCCTTCTGCCCGAGGAGATGCACGTGATGCATGGGCTGAAAGCGTAGGTAAATATGACCTCGAGGGAGAGCTCCGTTGCTCAGCTCATACCGAGGAGCTTAAAGCCCACGTTCGCGTGCTAATTTCGGGGTGGGGGGAGAGGTTGGCGGATTGTCGTAAAGACGTTCGCGATCCTTACATCCCCTCGGACGTTTACGTCCCTGACCAGCAGGGATGTAGAGAAACCAAAAGAGGTGAGGGAGGTACCTTGGGTACTTGCAAGTGTTGCTTTGATGGGGACTTCAGTCTCGTCAGACGCGGTGTCGCCAAGACCAAGGGAAAGTACAGGGTGGTTACGATGCAGAGTGCGACGGTTAAGCGTCGTCTCCGTCCTATTCATAACGCCCTGTATGATCACCTCACTTCTTTCGATTGGTGTGTCCGAGGGGACGTTGGTAGGGAGGATTTTCTTGCCGTCTGCGACGCGGGCAGTGAAGATATAATTAGCGGTGACTACAAAGCCGCTACTGACAATATATATCTTTCTGCCGTCCGTGCTATCGTAGAGGTGATCGCGGAGGATGGGAGATTGAGTGAAGAGGAGAGAGAGTGCCTTGTCGGTAGTTTCGAGAATTTGCGGTGGCTTTCGTGCTCGGGTAAGGAACACCCGATTATGAGGGGTAGTATGATGGGAAATTTGGTCAGTTTCCCTCTACTATGCCTTATTAACAAAGCTTGTCACGATATGGCTGCCGTAAGGGCTTATGGGCCGGAGAGGAGGAGAGTGGGCAGGTTTAACGGCGATGATTGCCTTTTTCAGGGCAATTCGGTCATGTACGCAGAGTGGAGGAAAGTTACCTCTACGTACGGTCTCGTCGTCAATGAGAAGAAGACGATGGTTTCGCGTCATTGGGC